GAAACGGAAGAAAGTTGCACTCTTCTGTCAGAAGGTCTTTGGGCGTCTTCGCTTCGAAGTGATTGACCTTGAACCCGTGTTTGGTCCAGCTGGGAGTGCAATACTCTTTATAGTATTCTGATATGGGATTACCTGTGATTGCAATCATCCATACTTCTGGCTTATCGGTAATCATCTAAATTGAACTCTGTTCCAATCATTTTGTGTAAGTCGCGATCATTGTTAGTATACACTAATACTTCAGGATCGTCAAGAAGAAAATCACAATTCTTGCAGTAGTCTGGATAGTCACCCGTACGATGTGACTCTCTTAGGGCCGAGTACTCTGGTCCTCGGATAACTTCTTCGATTGTGTTTTCTGAACAGTGTCCGAGAACGGCTTCTTCGTCTCGTCCCAGTACTTGACAGCAAGGATGAACAGCACCTCTTTTACCGTCAAGACCGCCAGCACGAATAACGACATCGGGACTAAAAGGTCTTCCACAAGTCTTCACCTTTCCTTTGCGAGCATTCTCTCCGATGTCCCATGCACCAGACCAGTTATGCATCTTCCAGATTTCTGTTTTGCAACCAAGCTCTTCGACAATCTTCTTGTAATTTTCTAACTCTGTCTCGAGGTTTGCATTGTCTGTAATTAGATGGTACGTCTCGACAACACAACTTGAACCAGATTCTTTCACGTAGTCAATCATCTCTTTGATGTTCTTCTTGATCAAATGATAGTTACTACCGCGTGTGTTGTACATCCACTTGTCATAGTCTTCGGGCGTAGAACCAATGAAAGAGAATCGAAAAAAGTCAAGACCAGCATCTACACAGTCACGCATGAACTGACCATGCATTTTAAATCCGTTAGAGAAGATTACTGCTTGTGCGTCATACTTCTTGACAATCTTAATGTACTCGGGCAGATTGCGATTGATAGTTGCTTCACCTGAGCCATCTAGATTGACAACGCGCAGTCCGTGTTTCTTACAGTCTGCTACGTAGGTCTCAAACTCAAGCAACGACATCTTTGTAAGAAAGTCTTTATGACGACCACCTTCACGTTTGTCTTGAGGACACATTGAGCAATCAAAGTTACACGCTCCTTGTACTTCAATCACTGCTCTGTCAATCTTTATGTCACCCATATATTTCACCTAATATTTTCTTTTTATAACGATTCGCTCTCTGATCCATGTGCGAAAGTATGTTTGGAAGTTTATCTATGTATGCGTAAAAATCATTCTCTGGCATGTGTGGCTTGAGAAAGTGAACGCCCTGTGGATTGTGTACTTCAAGTATGCCGCTATCACCAAGCGCAATGACAGGCTTGCACAGATTGCGAGCAATGTACTGCCACATACCATCATAGAAGATACAGAAACGACAGGTGCGTATGTGATACATGGCTTCACGAACTGGTGTGCGATACGTTAGTTCAACGAGATTAAAGCCTTTCATTTCTAAAATGTGAATAATCTTTTCCCAGTCTTCGGGAAAGAAAGTTCGTTTCCAGCCACGTGGAGTTTCTGCGTTGAACAAAGGTCGCCAAAAGACAACTTTGTTTTCTACTGGATCAGTCCAAACATCTTCGCGAAATACCCAAGAAGGAATACCGTCAAGAACAGCGAGAGGACTTCGTTGTCGTTGAAATCCTCTGTGCCGTAGTTTAGTGATCTCGTGGTCAGTGGAGTCAAAGATGTGGTTCATCTTCACTGCGTCTTTGTCATAATAAAAATTATGAAGATACTCGGCTCGCTCGATGATTGTTTCAGGATCTTCGAAGTGATGTAAGTGATCTTCAGGATGTTCCCAAAAAACATTCATCGTCATCTGCTCAAGCGGACGGCGCTTGCGTATTAGATGAACCATCATATGAACTGCATTTAATCCAAAAAGTATATCCCCAACTCCAGGAGTACCTCTCCAATCGACTTCTGTGCCGTAGGTGAAGAGATAAGGGTGTTTCTTTATGGGATCATGATACAGTTCAAAGTTCATCTAATATAAGTCAATCGAGATTGCTTTCTCCATTGCGTACTTTTCTGACCACTGCTCGGTAGTATAATCGTCTTTGAATTGACGCTTCTTGCCTTTTGCATTGGTTCTATCTAAGTAACGATTTTTATGATTGTTACGCTTTTTGTTTCGGGAATCAAATCGGCTGTACTTAGCCATGATCAAACGTTCTCCATTCGCTCCATTAGTCTTTCCGCGCGATTAGTGACCTGACGATACCAAAGACTGTCACGCCCTTCAACGGCGGCACGTTTCCAATCGCCTTCTGCAATAGCGGCGTTGAAATTCTTAAATTTGCTCAGTCGGGTACGACCCATGTTAAACATCATATTAACCAAGATTTGCTGGACCTCGTCTGGTAGGTCTCCAAATTCCCCTGCGCCGTATAAGTGTTCACACTCTCCGATGGCGAGGTCGAGGTCGTGGTCAAAACACTCCTTAACTCGTTCTTCCGTAACTCCAGTACCAACTGGTTGTCCGTGTTCCGGGTCACTTTCGAGGATAAGGTGACCAACTCCAAACGTGGGGTAACCGAGGTGATCGTTGTAGATGACATACTCGACTCCTTCGTCTATTTTTAATTGTTCGTAAACTGCTTCTCTGTTCATCGGATCTCCATCCATTCTTTTGTCATGATGTAGTCTCTTACAAGACCACTTCTTACTATATCTTCCCAGTTGAAACTGATCACAGAAAAGTGCTTCAGTTGTTCAACTATCTGTAGAAAGATATTTATACCTTTCTTATCGTTTTCGGATCTAAAGTCAGATTGGTAGTAGTCGCCACAGAAAATGATTTTAGAACAATGACCAATCCTTGTCATAACAGAATCTAATTCATGAAAATTTAAGTTCTGCATTTCATCCACAATTACAATAGAATTGTCAAACGTCACACCACGAATATATGACGTTGACTCAAAGCTTATATATTTGTTGTGTACAAGCTTGTCGTACGCACCAGCATCTCCATCAAACAACTCAGATGCGATTGCTCGATATGGTCCTGTATATGCGTTGAGTTTTTCTTCAATCGTACCAGGCAGATAGCCAACATCACGTGTGGGTACAACTGATCGAATAATTTTGACTGATTCGTAAGGCGAACTTTTATCCATCACTTCTTCTAGTGCGAGATACATGGCAAGAAATGTTTTGCCTGTACCTGCTGTGCCAACTAGAGCCATGTTGTCGCCATCTCTCCATGCATCAAAGGCATGCTTTTGGCGATCAGTGATAGGATCAATTGTAATGAGATCGTCGATTCGAATATGCATCGACTCGTTCCGCTGTTTATTTGTCATCATACATTAATAGAATTTTTTACACGAGTACCAGAGGCTTTCTTGATATTTTTAAGATGATCTTTCCAATCGCCTGAAGTCTTGTTAATCATGTTACCTGTGTGTGTAACGAGATTTGGTGCACCGATGACTTGTGTCCAGTCTCCTGTGGCTCTCATTTCTTCCATCGCAGAGATAGACATCATCATGTCTTTAACTTCTCCGGTGGTTGTGTTCTTCATTGTGTACAGCGGCATATGTTTTTTCCTAGTAGTCCAATCTAAAGTGATGAGCCCCGTTGCCGAGGCTCACCTTAGATAAGGATCACCCCCTTAAGCGAGTTTCGACTTGCGATATTGCGGCTTCTAAAAACGATTGTTTCTTAGCCATTTTATAGGCAATATCTGTCTTACCTCTTTTTTGCAATTTATGAATGTAATGTCCAAGTTCTCTTGAGTCTTTCCTCAAGCGTTCAATTTGATTGGATTCTACCATAGGCAATGTTCCTTTTTTAGTTTACTTGGATCATAATCATGCTGAGATTAACTCTGGGAATGCCTCCTTTACGACTGTCTTAGTTAATCCTTTCACAGGGCTCTTCTTATTGATCATTGAGATGAGAATTTCTGCATCTCGTGGGTGTACCGCCTCGAGCATATCGATAAACATACGCTCGCGACGAATAGGGCCAAGCTTGCTACTTTCGCGCAAACCTTTGACGAAATATTTGAAGTTGCGATGATGTCTGAGAAGAGTCGAAGGAGGTGACTCTTCAGAGCTAGGTGTGTACGGAGGCGTACCACCTGGAAGATTCCATTGAATTGCTTCATCGAATGTGCCTCGCAGTACATCTAGCAGAGGCATAATATCGTTCTGTCTCAATACTTTTACTCGCTCTTGCTTATTCTTAGCCTGTTCGAACTTTTCTAGTATTTCAAAGATTTCTAATCTTTTAGAAGTGATCGCCATAATGTTTCACCTTATTCAGTATATATTCTTACCCTGACGCGCACAAGCTTATTGTACACGTTAATTTCGGTTTTGTCAAGTTCTTTTTGCTTTCGCTTTTTCGTCTTCAATCCACTTCTTCGCCTTGGCATTCTCCACAGGCTTCTGAGTGAATTTAGTAGCGTCACGATAAGCACGTAGCGTTTCTTTCTCGTAGTTCTTACCCGCTGAGTTGTCTACTACAAGAAAGTTTGGCTTACCAAACATACGTTGAAACTTGCCCACATTGCGTTGGACAGCTTTCCAATACTCTTCTACTTCTTTGTCTGGCAGTGATCGTTCACGTTGTCGATTGCGCTCAAGGGCTGTGTCCATATCAGTATTAACAAAGATCATTGCAGTGTCGTAGCCAAGTGCTTTAAGTTTCTGTGCTTGCGTTGCGATCTTGTCTGGATCTTTACCAGTGCCGTCGATCACAAGACCAAGACGACCTTTGATGTAACCAGCTTGTCTTGTTGATGTGAGACGCTTTGCTTTACCACGAAGTTCTTGACCCTTGACAGAAAAGATATTATCAGGACTCATCTCCATGCCAGCTTTCTTCATAGCCGCTTCAAATGCATCGTCTGAGTTAACGACTCTGTATCCCATAGAAGTGAGACCAGTCTTGCCCACGATAAACGACTTACCCGAACCAGGACCACCCGCAAGAAAGATTGCTTTGAAGATTGCGGGATCGTTGACGCCTTCGTCGAGTTGTTGAATGTAATTAGAAAACTTGAGCATGGATTACCACATCGATTGAGTTATTAAATTATTTATGCTTTTTTTGATCTGAAAAGCCACAGTTTTTCATCATCATCTAAGTACACCACTCCGTCGAGTGCTGTTTTATCTAGCACTGTAAACGCTTCTTCTAATGTATTTAGTATTGGCTTGCCTCGAACATTGAAAGAAGTGTTCAATAAAACACCATCAAATTCTGTTAGCAAATCATGTATGAATTTGTTCTGGTCTCGTGTCACCGTCTGCAATCTTGCTGTGCCATCAACGTGAGTGACAGCCGCAAGTTCTTCCACATATTCAGCCCGAGTCGTTACAGCAAAATTCATGTACGCAAGATTCTCGTAACTGTATGCTTCAAAATATTTTTCAGCGTCTTCGTAACGGCACATTGGAGCAAAGGGTCGATAAGGTTCTCGCCGCTTTACAATATTCACTTTGTCTTTCTTATCAAAGCCTTTTGGATCACATAGAATGGATCGATTGCCTAAAGCCCTAGCTCCTACTTCTCCACCGCCTTGCATGAAACCAATGATTTCATCATCTCTCAAAAGTTTTGCAAAATCAGAAATTGTAATCTCTTCATGATAATACTGTTTTTTGTATTTGTCAAGCTCATGTCTATCATGAAGTTTTGGACCAGAGTATGTAATATCGACGCCACGTTTCCACACATCGTTGCCAATCTCTGCTAAATGTTGAATAAGAAATCCAAAAGGCAGCCCACAATCATGGGCGTTTGGTGGAACATAAACTTCAATTTCTAATTCTTCTTGTATTCTTTTATTTGTGAGAAGATTCAACGCGCATCCACCAGATATGACAAGTTTGTTGTCACACTTTCGAATAAAATCTCGATGCTTTTTGACAAACGCTACGACTTCTCTTTCGTGTTGATGCTGAATTCCCAATGCAATATCAGTCTGTTCTCTCCAAGTTAAACCAAGCGGTGATGTCCAAAATTCATATGGATTAAATTGCTCAGGCGATTCAGCAATAATTTTATTAAGATACTGTTTACCATTCTTGTAACCACGAATTCCCTTTGCCTCTAATTCTTCTTGTGTCTGCAAGTACCAAGCTTTAAAGAAATTTGCCATGGGATTAATCCATTCAATCGTATCAGGATCTTCTTTATAGAGCCTTTGCCCCACAATATACCACGGCGATGATTGCCTGCCATATGCCGCCGCTCCCATTACTTTACCAGCAATGTCTAAAGACTGTTCCGTCTTAGAAGCAATATCATGTACACCATGACAAGATGATGCAGTGTAATAGCGACCAAAATACGCTCTGTCAGGAGGGTTGTGCCAGTGAGGGGTTTGTTTAGATATGCAAATATTGTTAACGTGTTTCCACATGAATGTATGACCGTCATCGCCACCAGCATCGTGTGTAAACACAGCACACTTTTTACCCGCCCATGGAGACTGCGCAACTCCACACCACGCATGACCCGCATGATGTCGATATGCTACTTTGAATTCACGAACGTTGAATACTTCTCTGACGTGCTTAGGATTGACTTTTAATCCAGAATTAAATTCATGAAGTTCTGGATCTAGATACTTATCGCAGGAACCAATGATAAAAGTATCGAAGTCATTTTCGATACCAAATTCTTCTTCTGCAACTTTTAAAACTTTTTTCAGCCAATCTACAGTTTGATGATGTCTGCCATGTCCACGAAAATGCTTAATACCAGACAACTTTTCCATTTCAACGGTGTGAAATGTTTGAGTGTCGGCTTTATAAAAACAGATTGCGGAATCATGACCCCAGTGTGCCGCCGCTATATTGCCCATCGTCTCTCTTCAAATGTTTTGAGTGAATTTTACAACCTATAAACTCATTGTAATAATCGTCACGAAGCAATACATCGTATTCGAACTGTAGCTTGGCTTCGTAGTAAGAACATTCGCCCTTAGTCTTACACAGCCGAAGTATTTCTCGGTGGTAAGCATCGTGACCTTTCTTTTCTACAAGTTGCTTGAGTTCTTCGGAACTGCCGAAGTAATCTTGCCAGTCTGAAATCGTACGTTTAGTACGCTTTCGTTTCTGACCTTTTAAGGGTGGCAACTTTCTCGTTGCCCAAAAAAACTTTTTACCAATATACTTCTTACCAGTATCAAGTTCAGTGATGCGATAAACGAAACCTACGTAATCTTGTAGTTCGTCTTCACTTGGATCGTAGTGTAAATTTTTATAATGCCACATTAAAACAGCCAGTAGTCACCTTCATATTCAACAACCACGTGATCGAGTCCTGTGTTGTCAAGTACGTTCATCGCCTCTTTCATACTATTTAGTATAGGCTTACCTTGAACATTGAATGACGTGTTAATCAAAACTCCATCGAACGCATCTAAGATATTATATAGCGGCTCGTTGAATTCAGGTGTGACTACTTGTAGTCTGGCTGTATTATCAATGTGTGTAATTGCAGGAAATTCTTTTCGATACTCTGGCTTTACGTCTGCAATGAACTGCATCATCTCCATGTTATCGAAAGACGGTGAGTAGAAATACTTGTGTGCATCTTCTTTCTTGCACACAGGAGCGAATGGTCTAAACCATTCTCTGAACTTGACCTTTGCGTTCAGAATATCTTTTGCGTGTAGATTCGAAGCATCACATAGAATAGAACGATTGCCCAATGCACGAGGTCCACACTCCATGTTGCCCTGACAGATGCCAATAATCTTTTGCTCTCTGAGCAGTTGCGCAATGTCAGATATGTTGATCTGTGTGGCGCCTCTTTTCTTGATGTATATAGGAATTTGTTTGTAGTCCCACAGAGGAGGACCCATAAATTCACATCGAACTTTTTCTTGGAAGATTTCTTCTTCGGTCAGATGCCACATCATAGCACCGAAACTTTGACCGCTGTCGCCACAGTTAGGTGGAACAAAAACATTGATGCCTGGAAACGCTCGCTTGATTTTCTCATTAACCAAAACGTTTAACGCAGTGCCGCCAGTGAGAATCAGGTTGTTGTCATAATCGCGAATTGTATGAATATAGTTCTTGTCAATCCACTCTAGAATATCATCTTCTAAGGCTTTTTGTGCAGTGTATGCTATGTTAAATGCTTTGCGGTGCTCGTACACCGACTCTACTTTATACGCAAAATCTTCGTTAAATGCTAGATCGATCCCCGCATCCAATGCGTTGGTTTTATGATAGCCATAGCCTGTCCGCATACGCCATCTAAAGTAATCATAATATTCTTGATCTATTTCACCGTATGCGCTTAGTCCCATAAACTTACCGGCGATACTTAGAGTGTGAGTGTCTTTGAATATCTTACAAAGGTGACCGGCACGAGTATAGACTTCTGAGTGTTTAAAGTGTTGATTGCTCGTGTGCCTTTGATGCCACTTGCTAAACTCACATGTACGAAACGAAGTGTCATCACCTTTACCGTCCCAAGATATGACTGCGCACTTTTCAAAAGGTGATTGTGCATAGCCACACCACGCATGTGCGTCATGGTGATGCACTCTATTTAACTTACAATGCTTCCATTTAATCTGATCTCTGTCCCAGAAGGACTCATTCATTGCTATCGATTTATGATAAAGCCATTCAAAATCGTTAGCAATGCCATAATTCTCGTATGCATGTTCTACGCCAAATCTAACTGCATGATAATATTGTTTTTGTCCTGCGGCTCGCAGAGGTCTTTGAATGTGATAATTTTTGATGCCAAGAATTCGTTCTAACTCATAGATGTAGAACTTTTTGGTATTAGGATCAAAGATGGTGAAGTTGGGATCGTGCCCACCTTCAAATATCGAAAAGTGTGGCTTCATTCTTCCCAGTCTGTTTCACATTCTGTTCCACACATTGGACAAGCACGAGGCTTTTCTTCGCTGTCACATACAGTAAGAATTACTTTAGCCTCACAGAAATAACAAACTAAAGAATATTCGTACTCTTCCATTATGCCGCACACCCCACATTATCTAGACTACAGACTTCAGATTCTTCGTCCCAACCCCAGTCACCTTCCATGCCTACTACTGAGTATTCAGTGACTCGCTTTTCAAAGAAGTTGTCATGTGATGCTCCGTTAAGTACCCAGTCAAGCCAAGGTAGAGGATTGTCTTTTTGTCTGAACTTAGTTTTGAGTCCAAGCTGAAGCAAGCGCCGATCAGCAATATGGCGAATATACTTTCGTACTTCGTCTCTCGTAAGACCCTGCACATCATTTCCACGAAACGCGAGATTGATAAATTTGTCTTCAAGTTCAACTGCATTTTTAGCCATCTCATAGATTTTTGATTTCAATTCATCGTTGACGATACGAGGATGTTCGTCACAGAACGTACGGAACAACTTAGCGTTGCCTTGTACGTGTAGAGTTTCGTCACGAATCGACCATTCGACAATCGTGCCCATGCCTTTCATCTTCCCAAAACGTTGGAAGTTTAACAGCATCACAAACGAACTAAAGAGAGACATGCCCTCATTAAACACCGACTGAGCGAGTGCAAGTGCAAGACCAGTCTGAGTAGACGTGTCGCCTTCTTTCATGAAGTCAACTTTATCCGCCATTTCTTTATATTCGAGGAACTTATGGTATTCTTCATCTGGAAGGCCAAGCGTGTCATTAAGAAGGGCATACGCACGTTGATGGACCGCTTCTCGACCCGCAAAAGATGAAAGCATATTACGCACCTCGTTGTTCTTGAACTTGGGAATGAGAAGTTCGTGATAATTCTCACCCACCTGAACGTCCGATTGAGTAAACAATCGCAACACTTGGGTGATGAATTCTTTTTCGTCTGAGGTGAGTTTAGTTTTCCAGTCTTGGACATCTTCGCTCAACTCCGCTTCATCTTCGATCCAATGGATCTCTTCGTGTTTCTTTGCGAGGTCTACTGCCCATGGGTATTTAAACGGTTTGTAAGTTTTACTAAACTCAAGTAGTGCCATCTCTTTTGTCCCTGTAATTTTGAATTGCGGCTTTGATTGCGTCTTCGGCTAGTACCGAACAATGAATTTTTACTGGCGGTAGTGCCAGTTCTGAAGCGATGTCAGTATTCTTGATTGCGCCAGCTTCGTCAAGGTTTTTACCTTTGACCCATTCTGTGAGAAGAGAACTTGATGCAATTGCGGATCCACATCCATAAGTTTTGAATTTAGCGTCTTCAATAACTCCGTCATCCGATACTTTGATTTGCAACCGCATGACATCTCCGCAAGCAGGAGCGCCAACCATGCCTGTTCCCACGGCTTCATCCTGCTCATCAAGCTTTCCAACGTTTCTTGGGTTATCATAGTGGTCTAACACCTTTTCTGAGTACGCCATATTTATTCCTTGTCACACAGTAAGTGTGATGCCTTGTCTTTCCATATGTTAGGTAACAATCCATGTACGATGAGAACGAACGCAACGCCCCACGCAAATCTTAAATGTTCAAAATACGTTACGTTGTTCTCTTCTAAGTGGTTCATTCTTCTTCTAGTGGATTTCCGCGTTCGTCACACTCTACAATGGTATAACCATTATATATCACTGAAGAGCAATCGACACTGTTCCAACCATGCATAACATGACCTTCGTCGTATTCTTCCCACAGTGCAGTAGAACCTTCTTCACTTAAATACTCTAGAATTTCGTCTCGCTCATCATCGTCGAGTTCTTTGTCCCAGTTGTACGGTGCATAGACATTATAGTCTTCCCAACAGCCATCCCAAGTCGAAAGCATTTCATGCTCCCAGTCTTCTAGTTCAAGCGTGTCATCATCGTCAGGATCTGGAACAAGAGGATAACAATCAGGATCTTCGTCATACTCTTCTTTGGTGATTCCCCAGCGATTGTCAAGCCAGTACTGCAACTCTTCGTCAGTCTCGGGTACGTGAATAACAAATTCACCCCATCGCCAACCAACTTCAACAGATAGTCGAAGACCATCTTCACGCTCATAAAATTCAGTCTCTACGACTGACTTCTTCATTGCAGGTTCAACACGATAGTATTTCATAATTTAGCCCTCGCAAGCTTTACATTCATCGTCTTCAGTAGTTAGAGGTGCTTTGTCTAGATAAGCCATGAGTTCTTCATAACCACCGACATAGTTGCCCTCGATATAAATCTGTGGTACAGTGTTAACTTTACGTCCAGTTACTTCTGCGGCTGTCTTGCCAATCTCTTCAAGATCAATCTTGTCAAAGATAATACCACGCAGTTTTAGTTCTTCCATTGCCATTGCACACCAAGGGCAATTCTTTTTGGAGTAAACAATAGAGCGATTGTCGTCTTGGAGTGCAACACGTTCTACTTTCTCGCTCACATTCTCTGCACGAGACTTCGCTTCGGTACGCAGGTAGTATAGACCTTTCAGCCCTTCTTTCCATGCTTTGAGATGTACCTTGTTGACATACGACTTTGGTGCACCAGCTGGAAAGAATAGATTAACAGATTGTCCTTGACAAATAAAGGGCTGTCGATCAGCGGCGTGTTGTACCACCCAGTTTTGATCGAGTTCTTGTGCTGTCTTAAAAACTGCTTTTTCACCTTCTGTTAGGAATGGCAAGTGCTGAACACTGCCCTTGTTCGTGATGATAGATGTCCACGTTGAATCATTGTCTTCGCCCTTTACACTTAGCAGTTCTTTGAGATAACGATTCTTTACAAGGAAACTACCAGCTCTTGTCCTGTGCGTGTAGGCATTTGCTTTTGAGGGTTCAATAGAGGGGCTTGTTGACAAGATAACTCCGGAGGAAGCATTAGGCGCGATTGCCAAGAGATGAGCATTCCGTCTTCCAGTTCCATGTCCATCAGCGTACTCACCTCGTTGCTCTGCCAGCAGTTTTGTTTCTTCGTCTGCTTCAGACTTGATGTGTTCAAATACAACGTTATTGATTTCACGGGCCTTGTCTGATTCCCAGGCGACTCCATGTTTCTGTAAGAGCGAATGAAATCCCATTGCTCCCAACCCGATGGAACGTTCTCGTTGTGCACTATATCTTGCTCTAGAGATTGTGTCAGGTGCTTCGTCGATAAAATACTCAAGTACGTTATCGAGCATCCTAATAAGATCCCTAACAATAGATGTGTCTTTCCATTCATCGTAGTACTCCAGATTCAGTGAAGAAAGACAACATACAGCGGTTCGCTCTGCACTGGTGGGCAAGTGAATCTCATTACAAAGATTAGAGCCATGAATCTTTAGCCCTAAGTCTTTGAGTGCTTGTGGTAGATGCTTGTTTGCTGTGTCAATAAAGTTCAGATAAGGCTCACCCGTTCTAAAGCGAATCTCTAAAATACGTTCCCACAACTTACGTGCGTTGATGCTTTCTTTTACAGCACCATCTTTAGGATCACGCAGATCAAACTCAGTGTTGTTGACTACTGCTTCCATGAATTCGTCAGTGATGTTGATTGCATTGTGTAGATTGAGCGCCTTGCGCTGTACGTCACCTGTCGGAATACGAATGTTCAGAAACTCGACGATATCAGGATGCGACACGTCCATGTATGCGGCATAGGAACCCTTACGAGTCTTGCCCTGCCGATACGCAATCATGTCTGCGTCTACAGTGTGTAAGAAAGGGATTGGACCTGGAGCAATATCAGACACGGTTCGCACGTCACTCCAGTGTCCACCAACTCCACCACCGAGTACACTAAGCCAACGTAGCTCGCTACTGTGATTGATAAGACCGTCAAGGGTGTCAGGAACATAGGTGAGAAAACACGAGATAGGCATCCCCTTGCCTTTTCCATGACCGTTCGGCGCATTTGAAAGAACGGGAGACGCAAACATAAACCACTTTTTCGAAACATACTCATAAAGCCTTTTTGCAAGTTGAACATCCATCTCACCTTTGTACGTTGACCATGCTTTTGCGGCACGTGCATAACCTTCTTGTGGAGATGTTTCATAATCATTCAGATAAAAATCTTTTAGCATCCCGACAGCATAGTCTTCTAATAGTTCGTCTCGGGATAGGTCAATTGTCAGCGACATTTATTTCTCTCTTTTTAAAGCGTACAAGGTTCTATTGACTCATTTATGAGCCATTAGACAGTGTTATGAATCATACATGATACACTATATGTAGTGCAGTGTCAATTGGATTTTTGCTGGTCTGCGATAACTTCTTCGTTTTTCTCAAGCCAGTCTTCAGCAGTTGTACCTTCGTGTTCTGTTGTAGCCTCACGATAGTACACAATGATCTCTTTCTGCTGTCTCACATATCGACGAATCTCTTGGAGATTGTATGCCATGTTCTCATAGCTTTGGGGAGTCAAGGCAAAGACAACGAAGTCTCCACCCAGAAGCTTTTCAATTTCACCGATCTTCTCTTCTAGATTGTTCTTTGTGATAACAAAAAACTTGACGTTCTCAAGTGAAATCTCTTGAGGCATCGGTGGTTGATAAATGTCTAGAGGCACCGTTTCAGTGACAGTAACAATCTTAGGCGGTAGAGGCTCGGGCTCTTTCTTCTTACCCCAACCAAAACTTGGGAGTGAAGAACAACCAGAGAGTAGAGTAATTAATAGAATACTAGTTAGTGCTTTCATCGGTCACCTCTTCATCGTCAAGTTGATCTACTTCTCGACTGTCTGCTTCTACTTGACGGAATACTTGTTCCGTACCATTATTGATGCGAGGCTCAATCAAGCCAGGCTTAAGACGTGCCAGTTTCGTGAGGTCGTGTCTCCGAAAGACCGACATGTATTCGTCACGTTCTTTGGCTAGTTGTGCGTGTTGAGACGATAGGTTGGTAAACGCTTCACGTTGCTTTTCAAGATTCGCTTGCATGTTTTCTATCGCGGCGCGATTCTTTTCTTCTGCTTCAATCAACTTCTGCTGATTTGTTTCAAGAATAACAATAGCGGCTTCTTTCTGCGCAATCTCGCTTTCCAATCCATTCACAGTATATGTGTGATACCCATATGCGCCACCACCTAAGACTAGTAGTAGGGGTAGCATTTTAATCAATGCAAACATTTAATTACACTCCAAATCAGGCGGTACCTGAATCCAACAATTCAAAAGTTCTGTCCAACGCTCTCTGTCTTGTTCACGTTGTTTGTAATACTCCATCATTCTATCTTGTGCAAACGGTGGTAGTTCTTTATATTCGTTCCACTCATCTGCGGTCATAAACTGCACTTTTGGATACGAGCCAGATACACTGACAGTATACACTACAGTCTCATTTGGCAGTTCGTCTCTGATTAGACTCGGAGACCAGCCAACTGCACATCCTGATAATAACAGAACGGGCAGTAATCGAATCATTTTGCTTGCTTTTTAAACTTGCCTGCAATCTCTACATAATGACGAGTAAGTGGTCGACGCTTCTTTTTCTTACCGTATACCCAGTCAGCGGGATCTCCTGGCGAAGTGCCTGCTACTTTAGGACCAGTAGTCATGGTAGGCTCTTCGTTGAATTGCTTAAACGTCTTCACTTGTATAGTTCTCCGACAGTCACATAGAGAGGTTGATTAGTATTTATATGCGTCACTTCATATATAGCTAATCCGAGCATTTCACCAATCGGATATGATTCAGGAAGAACACGTACAGTGTCTTTTGAGTTGACATCAACATCTAATGAGGTCACACGATCTTCTCGCAATCGATACACTCCTGGTGACAGTTGCCCGTCTTCTAATACGTACCACGTAGAAGACTCAGCCATTAAGTCTAGCGGATCTATTTTACACTGTTTTAAAATTTTGTCAATACTTTTGTCTGACAATTCGTACTTTTCTTTGAGCAGAAAAAGTGCGGCGGCATATGATGCTAACGTATTTCTACCGCCCGGAATCTTTTCTAGAAGTCTTTTGAGATTAAATACGAGACGAATGAATGTAGAGTAAGCGGTCTTCTTTTCGTCGTTGTCTAACTTGACAGACTTATCGCGCTTGCCGTTTTCATCAATGATGCCTAGTTTGTAGGCGTCTGTTTCTGACCATGGAGTAGTCAGCAGTTTTACAAATCGAAACGAATAATAAATATCGCCTGCTCGTGTTGCTAGTGACACTATATTTTCCTCAGTTCTTCAATGACGTGATTGTCCATTGGTATGCCAGTATATTTATCATTTGTTATGGCGTTCAAATAAATCAAAAACGGTTTGACTACAACTAAATCGTCTGTGCTAGTCAATTTGAATTCAAGCATTTTCAAGCCAGCTTCAACGCCGAACACATTGAAAATAACCACAAGATGATTCATGATCAAGTTCACAGCCAGCTTGCCGCCATCTTGATATCTTTTGATCAGACGTTTCAGATACTTGAATCTCTTAAGGTCTTCATAGAGTTCTTCTGCGTCTATGCATCTAGGATTATAATAGTTTTTCGCGGCAAATAGAAGAAAATTTTCTTCTGTAATCTCATTAAATAGTTGCATTTTTACCTTGTTGATAGATGGACTATGTTTTTATGTATATAAAAAAACCCGCCAATCGGCGGGCTTTTAAAAACGAAAGTTACGTTTATTTCTTAGCAGAGTACGCTTGACCCCCAAAGAATGCCGCTACAATAGCCGCAACAGAAACAAAGTACGTAGCCGCCATGTCGCCTAGAATTTTAGACGCTCCGTCTAACCCTACCCAATCTGCAAGTACAACTGCAAATGGATAAAGCAATAGACCAAACAGGGCGAACCATGTCATACTTCGTTGTGCATCTCGCATCGCATCCGCATCTTCAAGCTCTTTGCGCTTGAATTCCATATACATCGCATGTTCTTCTTCAGAGACGTGTCCGTCTCCGTTAGTGTCTGCTGGATGGTAGCCTTTTACTTCTTCTTTTTTTTCTTCGGCCATGACTGCTCCTTAACCAATATCTTTTAGGTCGTCGTCGCCGTCATCTTCTCCATAATGAAATTCTTCAGTCGCTTCGTCGATCACCGTTTCGACAACAGGTGC